ATGAAAAGGCGACTAATATCTATACATCATAACGATAAAATCACTGCTTTATTGGCTGATAAAAAAGCTGATAAAGGAGTGATTTTTTTTGTGACTGGACTTGAATTTGAACTGGATAATTTTATGCTGTACTGCACTTCAAGGAACTTGTCCAAAAAAACATTAGCAAGTTATGAGCAAGCATTAAAATTATTTTGTAATTATTTGCAGGAACATTTTAATATTGTGGATGCTAATAATGTGCAGTCAGGACATATTAGGCAGTACATCAAGTATTTGCAGGATAGGGGTAAGTATACGGTTGTTAGCAGGGAGCAATCTAAGCAGAGTAACTTTCCGAATAATCGAACAGATCACGGGAAACAGGTAAGCATGATTACGATTGCTAATTATGTCCGTAATATAAAGGTCTTTTTCAATTGGCTGCATGACGAGCGGGGTATTACCAATAACCCAGTAGCCAAAGTTGCAATCCCAAAAATTGAACGCAAAATGAAGACGCTACTTACACCGGAGCAATTAAAAAAGGTGCTTGCTCAGTTTGAAACAACTACGTTTACAGGATATCGCAATTGGATGATAACCCGCTTACTGCTTGATACAGGTTGCAGGATAAGTGAATGTTTATCAATTCAGCCAGAGCATATTGACTTTAATCATAAAAGTATTTTGATCGTCAATCCAAAAAATAAGCAAGAGCGATATGTGTATTTTTCATTTAAATTAAGCGGAGAACTAAAGAGTTGGCTAAAATATCATGATCGTTACTCTAATAGTCTGTATCTATTTCCAACGATAAGAGGAACGCAATTAGATATCAGAGGATACGAAAGGGCGCTAAAGCAAGCTGGGGCTAATGTAGGCGTTCAAATACATCCTCACCAGCTTCGTAACAACTTTGCCAAATATTACATTTTGAATGGTGGCGATTGGTTTAGCCTTTGCAGGATTTTAGGGCATTCAAGCGTGGAAGTCACGCAAAAATCTTACGCGGATTTTAGCGATTTAGAAGTCGGGAAGAAGTATCAGCAGCACAGTCCACTGTCCACGATGGACATATAGGTGGTGGCAATTATGGACACTCTGCAAGCCCTCAGGGCAATCGCTAGGAAGCAATCAGAGCTGATAAAGGAGCACCAGAGTAATAATACATCCCCAAGCCGCAAGAAGGCTCTAATGTACGAATGGGAGCGTCTGAGGATGCAGCGGGAATCATTAGCAAGGGAGGCTGGAAAAAATGGTAGTTGAACTATACGATAATGCTTTGTCACTCAATCGCTTAATGTGGGTTATGTCCAACGAAGATTTTGATAAGATGATCGTAATATCCAAACTGCATATATCACTTGTGAGCGAACATATTAATTCAAATACAACACCAGAGAGAAAAAGGGAAATCATCCGAGAAATAGAATTATTAAGGGATGCACGAGATCAATTATTTATCAAATATTTAAATCAATCAAAAGGAGAGATTGAAAAATGAAAAAATTTTTCGAGAGCCAAATGGAAGAAGTCGGAACAGATTCACTCGAGTATACTTTACTCAAGCAATATGCCAAAACGCCGGAAGATGTGAGCCGCTTTTGCAAAATTGCGAATCGAATTACTAGCGCGGATCGGCAACCGCTTATGTCGGCGATATTATATTATATCGAAGATAAAGTATTAGATACTCTAACGACTAACCAATTGGATATTATTTTCTCGTTAGCGTTTGAATCCAAACAGGGGTTATTGGAACTTATCCGCTTAGATGGGATTAATAGCTTTGACACTTATCAGTTTGTCGATGAGTGCTATACGGATGAGATAACGAAGCAGTTCGGGCAGGTATTTAGCGGTGATTTTGATCTGCTAGACTATGAGTTATTTGAGTTCTTTGAATATCTGAATCCAGCAGATGCCTGCTAAAAGTTTAGACGAAAAAAGCAGGGGCGATAATACCCCTGCTTTAACTATTATGTTGACTTCACAACTTGTCCATATGTAAAATTAAAAATAGGAGTGCATTCACCTAATTTATATTAGGTAGTTACTCCGATAGTTTTTTATGCTCTTTTTTGGAGGTGTTGCCTATATTATTACTGCCTATATAACGTATATAGGGACTAATCACTATGAAGTAGTATAAGTCATGTTTATTTAGGTGTCAAGTTTTTTTGAATATTATGAGGAGAGATATATTGCAAGTAAAAAAATTATTAAAAGAGTGGGTATCTGCCTTCAAGGATGCGAACGATGAAGGCAGACAGCAGGTAATCAGTCAACTATTGGAGGTAAACCAAAAGACTGGGGAGATAACCTTTAAAGATGGTCAGTTATTATCAATATACCTTGATGTGTCCCGCAGGTTCTTTTGGTTGCTGGGTGAAGACCTAAATAGCGAGTTCATTTTAGTTGTGCTTGAAGCGTTGGATGCAATTAAACTACATAATCATAAGACTGATACACAATACACGAATGGTCAAATTATAGAGTACTTTAAGCGCTACATAAATAACAAATTTATCGATCTAACGAGGACATGGGACCTACATTACCAAATGGAAGGGTTAGAGTCTGAGCAGGATAAATCCTACGAAGAACATAACGCTATTGATAATGACACTCCTATACGATTGTTTATAGATGACGTGGACATCCAAACTAAGTTACATAGCGATCCCAATCAATTTACAACTATACAATATCCTAGCTAATGATGCGTCTGTATTGCCCGATAGCGCGTCTATGAGGGACATAGCCAATGTACTAGACATAGGCAAATCAAGCGTACACAGGCGAAAACAGAAGCTAGAAACGACATTACGACATGAGTTTGATAACTGGCACGATCGCCGAGGTAAGCACTTAGTAAGTAGTAATCTTACATATATAATTGAGGATTTTCTTTCTTCAGGTAAATATGAGTTTGATAGCATATTTGAGTTTATATCCAGTAATTACACACTAAAAAAAGAAGAGTACGAAGAGGTTGACGACCAGGAAGCGTTGTGGGAGAGGCTAACGCTCAACAAGCCTGATTATAGATATACTATGATCAATCTATTAGAGGATTGTATGGATGATAGAGACATGTTTATTACACTATGGCGTTGCCTTAAGTACAACAATACCGATTGGCTCAGCATGGAGGATAAGCAAAAGATAGCTAAATGCGTGCTAATTTCATTGAGAAAATACATAAATAATAAATATAACATATAAACGGGACAGATGCAAGTATATAGTTTGTAGGTGTATAATTTTACTCATTTATAATTACCTTCTTACTTGTCCCTGTCAGCCTTGATGGGGACGCTACTTTTTACAATTCTATTTAAATTATTAAATGAAAGGAAGATTAATGTGTCAGTTACTACTTACACACAAGAGCAAGTACAAGAGCAAGTTAATCAGGCGATTACTGAAGCTAAACAGGCTTGGGAAAAAGATATTTTAAATCCTGTAATCACGGAAAGGGATAATTTGATGCAGTATAAACCTGTAGAGCTATCCGAGGAGCAAAAACAAATCAAGCAATTGAAAGCTGATCTAATGCAGGCGAAAGCCGTTGCTGCTCTTCGGGATGCTGATTTGGACGATTTTGTTGATTTTTTGAATGTAGAAAATGAGGAAGAGTTGCAAGTTAAGATTGATAAACTTTCAAAAGTTATCAATGATCGCAAGCTCAATAATAGATACATCCCGAGTGAGCATAGACAGACGGGTGCTTATAGTAATGCACAGTCCAAAGGGGACACAGTAGGTATGATACAAGCCAAGTTCCAAAAATTATTCAATCAACAATAATAAAAAAGGATGATATTTAATGTTTAAATCAAGCAATTTTATGCGAGATGAATCCATCTCCCTGAGCGAAGAAATCACGAAATTAGGAGTGAAACAAGCTCCTCTTACATCACTGTTAATGAGTCTTGGTAAGACGGGTAAAATCAATGCACCAGTGCATACATGGCGAGAGGTTACCCTTGATAATACTGATGATATCGGAGCGATTGAAGGTAACAAGGATATCCAATTTTATCAATCTCAGCGTGCTCAACTCAACAATGTAGCGGAGATCTTCCAAAAAGGAGTTTCGATCAGCGGCACAGCAGAAGCCATGTCAGGCAATGGTATTGGTAATCAATTCGCACAGGAGACAGATAACCGCCTTCTCGAATTAAAGATTAACCTAGAGCGCAAGCTGGTGTCAGGCGCAAAAGATGACGGTTCAGCTTCTCCTTATATCCGTAGGCTGCAAGGTGTTGAGAACTGGGTAGATAGTGCAAATATCACCACGGCGGCAACACCAGCAACTGTATCTGAGGATGATATTATTGCTACGTTGCAAAAGCTTTGGGGTAATAGCGGATCGGGTGCTTATTATGCTTTGGTTAATGCACCAATCAAAAATCAATTAGATAAGCTATATAAAGATGCCTACCACTATGTAGCTCAAACAAATTCTTTCGGTTTGACGGTGAATCGTATCCAGACCTCATACGGAACAATTGACGTGTTGTTGTCGCCATTTGCGGATGCCAATAAGATGACAATCTTTGACCCTAACGACTTAAAAATTGAATTCCTGCGTCAACCGCAATTCCAGCCGCTTGGAAAGCAAGGTGACGCTACAGAGGGCTTTGTAGTTGCAGAGGCTACACTATATGTAGCAAGCGGCAAAAAGCTTGCACAGTTGGATATTTCTTAATACATAAACATAACAATGCAGGGGAATCCCTCCCCTGCGATTTATTATACATTACTATTTAAATACTTTAATCCTAAGGAGGTTACAGGTTGCACAAAATCAACGAAAGAGAGTCATATACAGCTGTGCGGCGACGTAAAAAAATTACGCTGCGGGAAATTGCTGAATATATCGGGTGTAGTGTGAGCCTGATCTCGCAATACGAGAACGGGTCTAACAGGATACTGCCCGACAAAGTGCGTAAATACAAGCGATACATAGAGGACTACAAAAATTGAATTATGAAGAATTATTAGTTCATTTTGGGCTGGAAACGGCAGGACGTATAAAATATAGCTTTCCCATATACATGACGAATCAAGCAGTGCGACAATATCATAACGATATAGCTGACTTTGTATCAATGCCGTTGCACCATAAAATCAAAGATGCGGTAAGTTCTTTCTTCCCCAATGTAAGGATTGGGTATCACGCCACATCTAACAATAATCTCCCAAGCATCATTAAGGACATGGAGATTGCTTCAAAAAATGGAGTTTATTTTAGTGATTTTCCTATTTATTTTGCTTTCCAAATGTTTCAACAGGGGATAGCAGATTTATCAATTTTATTTTTTGATATGGATAAAGTTTCATATCAAACCGTAGACATGACAATACCAGAGTTCAATCTCGCACACTACGATGGCGAAGTCACAATAAACAAAGAATTTATTACTAGTGATCCTATTGCATTGGGTAAGATTTTCGGCATCATCCAAATTGAGGACTATAAAATTAAAGAGTTACACGTGCACGATCCACAAAAAGAAAGATTTACAGGATACAAGAGTAAGAAATGGGATAGGATTATCGATTTTTAGGAGGTAAAACAAAATGAAACTACATATTAAATTCAAGGATGGAACTGAAGCCAAAAGCCGCGAAGAATATACGGTTGAACAAGTGAAACAATTCATAGATGCGCTGGAACAAGGATATGAACTCAACCTTAATCATGACACGCTAAGCCCACACATATCCACGCCGCAACAAATTAAATATATCAAGGTGATACTGTGAGCATGATTGTTTATATGGGCTACGAGGATAAAGCTTGGGTATACAGCGATACTAGAGTATCAGCAAAGTTGGAAGGCGTTGACTATTACATTCGTGATGGATTTGATAAGGCTAGAGCATATGGTGATAAAGTGGTAATGGTCATGGGTAGCTTGCCAATGGCAGAACAAATATTTTACGATATTGATTTTAGTGATTACCAACTAGATACAATAGTGTCTATCACGAGTAAAGTATATAAAGAACATAATCAAGGTGAGATTGGGGTATATGTCCTTGCCTTAGATGATAATGATAAATACGTCATACATACAATTAGTAACTTAAACGATTTTGCAATTGAAACTGAAGTAATTACAAACAACGTAATAGGTGCAGCGGGAGCCAACAGCGATAAAGCTTTACAGCATATCAGCGAGCAACTTAAGGCTGGAATCCCAAGACATGAAGCAATTAAAAGCGCTTATCAACATGTAGCAGACGAAAAGGTTGGCGGGGATTGTATATTACATCAACTTGACAACACGAAAGAGTTTACTTTGATAATCAATAGATATAAAACGTACGAGATATTTGACGAGAACCCACTCCGTAAATTTAGCGAAATGGCAGCCATGGACGGGACAGCAAAGTTCAAGAAGTTAATTCTCACCGATGGTAATAACACTGCATTACTCAACAGTGAGACGAGAAAATTCCATTTGAATAATTGGGATATCGAAGGTGTAGGTTCCTTAGATGCTCAATTCATCCAAGCAAGCGCTCTAACGGCAGAGGATGGATTTATCAACGATCTCACCGTGAACGCGCTTAAGACGCTTGATAAGACGGATACAGTAGGCTCTAAGATTGACTATGTGCAAGCCAAGGATAATTTCTTGAAGTTGGTCACAGGTACAATTACAAATCGTATTCATGCACAAAATAGTAATGGAGAATTATTGTACTGGACAGATGCCAACAAGACAAATTTAACAACTAGCCCAACACCTTATCCATTTTATGATTTAACTTACAATCCGATTGATAAGTTCAAACTATACCTTGAAGGTGCAGGGGATACATCCTATCCACGTATGATACTAGGTGTAGGCGATGGCGTTACTGAGCTATCAGGCAAAGCAATCATCGAGAAGCCTACAGGGAAGCTTAATATTAGCTATCACAAGAGTAATACAGGCACTGTGCGAGAGGTTACGCTGGATGACATGGGAATTACGATTAGAGCTAATAACGATGGCACAGTAACGATAGAGGGACAGAATATAAAGGTAACGGCGACTAATAAGATTACATTGGATGCGACCAATGGGTACGATTTTGCTTAAGATCAATAGAAAGGGACTGGGGAGATAAAAGTTTGAATAATATTTTTAATTTAAATGATAAAGAAATACAAGACCTAATAGATAATAATATAGGAGAGGAACAAATATTTAAAAACTATAAAGAGCTATGTAGAACAATGCATATTTTTCCTGCTGAAGGTGGAAAAAACACTAGATTACAGCAAGATGAATTGAGAAGATTTATTGACTGGGAGAAGGTTGAAGGGGGCGGCAATAAAATTAGAATTATTAAAAAATATTCTAAACCCGAAAAGTATAATGGCAAACCCATAGGCAGGAAAAAAGCCGAATATTTAGTATTTATCAAGCAATTACTGATCGTCTTGCTAGTTAAAAATAATGGTAGGCTTATTAAACGTAAAAGTGAATTATCAGAGGAACTAAGCTTGATCAACAAAAACTATGGATTCTGCAAAAAAAGACATGAAAAGTTTTCAACCTATCTTGGCGTTGATATGATGAATGCCAATGAGGTTTTTAATTCGGTTGATGATATGATTGAAAATAATGTATCAAATGTACTAAATCAAATGGAGAAGGAAGAGCTAATTAAAAAACAAGAATTATTTTATGTTTGTGTCGTTGAGCAGCCATTTGTAGAAATAAACGAATTAGGCAAAATAAAATATGATAAGCCGGAAATCATTGTAGATGAATACGGTGAAGAACACTACAAGCATAGTATAAAAAGGAAAGGGAGTGAAACCCATAGACAAGCAACGTCCGAAGAAATCAAACTTATTACCGACACCGAAATGAAGCTGCTGGAAGAGTACAAATGTAAAAATAAATCTGAGATTAGGATTAAAGGCAAAAAAAAGGATTTCGACAAGCGATTAGGGGACACTTTATTTAATAGAGCTAATATTAGATATTCGTATAAAGTATTTGATGTTTACACAAATGAATTAGCCATCATTGAACGATGGAATAGATTAAACCCAGAAAATAAATTGAGCCTAGAGGATCAAGCAATGCTGGAAGAGATGTTAAATAAAAGTGTAATAAATCAAGCAAGAAAAAATGCAGTAAATCGACACAATAATGCATTAAAAGAACCTGACAGACAAAGAAAGCGACAAGAGCAACAAAAAAAGCTTAGAACTACATTTGGAGGGAAGTACATAAAGCCGAAGCACTCAAAACCGATGAAGCCAGAAGTTCAAGCGCGAAGAGCAGATAAAAAATATGTCTATGAACAACATACCATCATTGACGCAGTAATGAAAAAAGATGCACCAAATATCAGAAAAGCAGTTTTACAAACAATGATAAATTAATAAAAGATGGTACTAATTAATTCCCTTATATATTTGTATTATATATGGGAAACAATAGGTACCATCTTTTTAACTCAGCGGGGGTGTGGGGGTGCAATCATTGTAAGCCTTGGCGCACAATGCCCCCACTATATAAGCTTCTCAATGCAAAGCATTGTTCAGCTTTGCCTTTTCGATTGTTCCAATCGAACGGCTTAAATTATAAGGAGTATCTATTAAAATGGAAAATATATATGATTATGCAATTAATTCCTGTTGCACTGCATGCGACAAACAAGAATGTGAATATATCACATCGAATATATATGAGACACTTACAGGCGAATTGATTAGAGTCCCAGGCTTATTATTGTTGCGCTGTAGGGCTTGTGGTGTACTTCGTGTTCCGCCATTTGAGATAAGTAAAATTGAAAATGCTATGAGTAATATTAAAGGTAAAGGGTGATAAGAAATGAATAATATCTACAATGCATTAAAAAATATTACACCAAAGAGAAAAGAATATTTTCTCTGGAAATTTAATCTCAATTTTAGACAAGGGAATGAACGTAAATCTGAGGAAGAATTCCTTAAAGTTGTGGGCAATAAGACGCTGGATGGATTTCTTGCGTGGGAGAAATCAGAAGAGTATAGAAGTCTTGTTGCTATTTTGCTTAATACTCGATTTGACCAGGACTTGGAAGAGATCTATTCCTCCTTATCTAATAAAGCTAAAACAGGAGACGAAAAGAGTATCCGCTTATTGCTTCAAATGGGCAAAGAAATTAAAGAATACAGTAAGCAAGCAGTTAGGCAGATGACAGTAAAAAGTGAGAATGACAAAAATAATGATGATGGTTTGATTGTATAGGATTCCTTAATTGCAGGAGTCCTATTTTTTATGGAGGGGGATAAATTGACGAGCAAAACAATGACAACAGATAAAAAAATACAAAAAATCATGAATGACTTTAAGCTATTTAGTCTTAATTTTATAAAAATTGTAGATAATCACGGTGAATTGATCCCCTTTAAGTTTAATGATCAACAAAAGGAATTTATAAATAGTTGGGATAGATATAATTTTGTACTTAAGCCAAGGCAGTTGGGATTTACTACAGTTTCCTTGGCTTATTGTTTATATATGGCTTTAACCAATCCTAATACACAATATCTTATTGTCAGTTACAAGGGAGATAGTGCAAGGGACTTATTTAATAAAATTAAGCGTATGAACAGCAATTTACCTAGAGATAGCTTTCCATCATTATTTCCTAAAGTCAAACGCGAAAATAGGGATGAACTAACATTTGAAAATGGCTCAACAATTGTATCGACTACAGCTGGTAGCAATGATGAATTAGGACGTGGAATGACATTGATGTATGTTCTCCTTTCAGAGGCCGCCTTCTATGATGAATTGAAAGGTGTATTGACCAGTCTTGAGCCTTCGCTCATGAAAACGGAAAAGGCGAAAATTGTAATTGAAACTACAGCCAACGGATTTAACTATGCACAGCAACTTCACGAATTAGCCAAAAAGGGAAAAAGCAAATTTAAAGCTTTCTTTTTCCCTTTTTTCGCTTCTGCATACGAGAAGCAATTCAAATATGATATTGAATTGGCAATCAAGTGGTATAAAGCCAGAAATAAGGGGAAGCGTTTGTCTGCCGATGATTTGAACAAAGAGGAGCAACAATTACATCAAATAGGATGCAGCTTAAATATGTTAATGTGGCGACAATATAAATTGAGTGATACTGATAAAAACACATTTTACCAAGAGTATCCGGCGTACGATATCCAAGCATTTATATCGACTGGCGTAAGCGTATTTGATCAATCAAAAATATTAGAACAAATGAATCATACCCTACCGCCATTGACAAGGGATGAGCTTAAAGGTGAATTGCCTGATAGTTTGATGGAATACATAGGTAGGGGACTAGAGATATATCATTTTCCCAAGCGTGGTAAGCGCTACTATGGAGGTGTGGACGTTGCTGCGGGTGGCCAAGGAGATTTTAGCACGATTTCAATTTTTGATGATTCAGGCGAACAAGTCGCCAGCCTTAATAGAAATGATATCCCTGTTTATCGTTTTAGCGATATTGTCAGGCAACTAGGCATGTATTTTAATTATGCTTTTTACGTCATTGAGCGCAACGGATTTGGCACATCTTTGCTGGAAAGATTGCGTAAAGATACGGACGATCCATATTTAAATTTATATCGTCATCGACATTTTGACGCAAAAGGTGGCAGCGATTATAAGCTTGGTTTCCCACAAACGGCAATGACCAAAAGTCAAGCCACAACCGACGCGAAAGAAGCGTTTGAAACTGGATTAATACATATTAATTGCAAAGATACTTTGACACAGATGCAAACATATAGCGACACGGGTAAAAACAGAACAGAGGGGCATCATCATGACCTAGTCATTAGTCTAATGATGGCTGTGGTAGGACTTAAGGCAAATCGGTATTATGTGCAAGCTTAATCAAAAAGGGGAATTAAATACACATGCAAAAATTGCAACAATATATACATAAATATCATGACGGTGCTAGGGATTGGTTTATCGAAGAGGTTAGTAAGGTATATAATCAGCAGCGGACAAATCAAATCATTGATTTGAAGGAGTATCTATCAGGACATCATAAGATACTCAATAAGCCTTCCTATACATTTAATGGGAAGGTATATCATCCCAAGAAAATCGTCCTACAACTGGCTAAGACAATGGTAAGCTTTACAGTATCATATTTGCTTTCTAATCCTACAACATTAACAGGCAATGAGACAGTCACAGGAGCTTATCAGAGCGTCTACAAGCGTGGAAGATATAATAGTGTTGATTATGAGATACTGGATAAGATGGTCAAATATGGATTTGTGGTGGAGTGCATTTATTTGGATGAGGACAAAAATATTAAATCGAAGCTACTTGATCCAGCTGATTGCTATCCCATATATAATAGCAGAAACGAATACATAGCCATGATTGAGCACTACTGTATAGATTATGTTGATCATTATACAGTATATACGCCTGATACGGTAGAAGAGTGGACTAATGAGGGCGGTAAGCTAAAGCTTGAAGGTACATTAAGTAATCTATCAGGATTGCCAATTATATATCACAATCAAAGCGAGACAGATAATCTAGGCAGAAGCGACTTGTTAGATATGATTCCAATCCTTGATAATCTGGAGGATTTGATTAGTAAGACAGCAGACGGATACTATCATTATCTAACAGGGGTTCCAGTTGTCACGGGGCAGCAGTTAAAAAATGCTGAGCTACCTAAAGATTTAGTGACTGGTGGGATTGTACTTGAATATGGGAGCACATTTGACTTTAAATCAAATCCTTTTGATCATAAGGGGTTTGAAAGTATATACAAAACGTTGAGCAGCGCATTGCTTGATGTAGCCAACGTCCCGGCTGTGAGTATGTCAAAAACTGACATATCAAATTTAAGCGAAGTCTCTATACGCCTTCTTTTCGCACTCAGCGACATGAAGGGTGCAATGAACGCCAAGTTTATGCGTGAAGGTATGGATAAGCGGTTTGATGTAATACGAAAGCTATTAAAGCTAAAAGGTATTACAATTAGTGATGAGGATTACGATACACTAGATTATCATTTCCACTTTGCCAGACCGAGTAATGACAAGGAGATTGTCGAGAATCTGAAGATATTACATGAGATCGGAGCAATGAGCCAGGAGTCACTAGTTGAGAAGAATCCATACGTCAATGATGTGTCGGCAGAGATGGGAAGATTAGCTAGTGAGGGGAGTAATGCAAGTATGAATGAGTAGACAAAAATGAAGGAATGAGTATTGTAGTTTAATTAAGATTATTGTAAATATTGTGATTAGGGATGAAAAGTAATATACGACATTCACGCACCTGTTACAATGCGATACTATATATTGTGTTTTATTTAACTTTACATACTACATATAGCATCTGAATTCGTTGTTTTTAGTTTAATTATCCATATAATCCAATATAAGAAAATAAGAACTGTCCAGACCACAATACTACTAAGAATGTGGCCTACTAAGCCAACTAATACCTAGTTTATTGGCACGATTTAGACATATATTTATCTATATATGGATGGATATGGTTAATGAGGTCGGAATAGGGTAAAGTGATAAGATTTATTTATCAATTTTGGGGTAATTGCGAAGTGGATGGAGAGGAATGCGATACCCCTAGTTGGTAAAATTTCCCCTTGGCTATGCGATTTACACATGAACGAAAAAATAAAAAGAGGGAGTAACGCAATGAATTTTGATGCTTCGTCAATAGCAATTGTTATTTCAGTTTTGGCTGTTGGTATTAATTTTATTAATGTCTCACGTGTTCGAAAGGCAAACTTGAAAAATGATGAGGAAAAATTTAAAAGAGAACTAAACTTAAAAACAAGTGATGAATTTATTGAGGTATTATTTAATTCAAAAACAAATGTTCAGAAATTTAAATCACTAAAAAAAGATTTTAGTTTATTAATCTTTATTGAAGGGGAAACAGTTCAGTCATGGAGTGGACTAAATGATAAGCTATGGGATATGACAAAGGCTATTACAGACAATTATTATAGTGTCTTGTCATATTATCAGAAAAGAAAGGTAATACTACTGGGCCATACAAAAGACATCAATTCATTAGAATCACAAATAAAAACATTAGACGCTGAAATTTTGAAGGTTAAGGAAGAAATAATCAATAGTTATGACCATGAAACATATAATTTTGATACTATAACTCCCTTATTAACTAACATACTGGAGAATTTAAATGAGCATGTTACTCTATACGAGAAAATCATTGACGAGGCGCAAGTAAACTTTCTAGGAAAGCTATATACATAGTTCCCTGTGACCACTATCTACATTTTTTTGTATAATCACATAGACCTAAATTTGTTTGTATGGTAATATTTAGGTGATCCGAATAAAAGAAAAGTACAAAGACTTTGGAGGTTTATGATGATCTGGACGATATTAATTTTAATTATTGTTGTTCCTATTGTTTATGCCATGATTTATGGTTTTTACCTTTCAAATAAGGACAAGAATCAACAGGTACTATTTAAATTTGAGTCTTCATGTGTAGTTGGTGTTCCAAATATGGAACCTGGCGAAGTTGCTGAGATCGTATTAAAGAAAGAAGTACTAATGATTAACGATACCCAAATTATACCTTACAGCAGGATTTTATCTGTTGAACATATCCATGAAACTGAAATTAAATTAGATGAAAAGGAAAAATCAGTTATATTACGTGCTGTAATGGGAGGGGCTTTACTTGGGCCAATTGGAGCTATAGTAGGAGGAATAAGCGGAGTAGGAAATAAGAAAGTTGAAGAAAAAATAGAACAAAATTATATCCAGATAGAATATGAAAATGTTCATGGTGAGTTCGTTAAGGCATTGTTTTTAACAAGGTATTGGAACTCATTTTGTGATGGGATCGTTAAGAAGTTTTATGAAGTGATGGGAAGAGAGTTTCCAAAGGAGAAAGAAAATATAGATGAACAAAAATTAATACGGTCATATGAAATATAATTGCCACTACCGCCAATCAAGGCGGTTTTTTCTTTCCAAAATATAAAGGAGCAAACAAAATGACAAATATCGAACGGATCAAAATGGAGACAAAAGGGGTCGGATACCCAGACGGCGAAATTTCAATCTACCTTGAAGAAAACAACCTAAATCCAGATGACGAATATAATCCAAAATCAAACGCCAATAAGAGAGGAATATATAGCACGGCACTAGCCCTGTTGGAATCGCTTGCTAATCAGCCAGCACTGCTTAAGTCGTACAAACACGATGATATGACTGTATATGACTTTGCGGACTCGCTGCAAAGTAGAATTAAAATGCTTGAGCGCAAGCTTCGTATGATGCAAGCCAGCGACGACACAACAAGCAATAGCAACACCTTTATGTTGTTTAATTCTTGATCACTTAATTTGGCTTTCTATTTGCCCCTTACAGGCGTTTACATGGCTCACAGGTATATTCCTATTGCTCACTATGTAAACGCCTGTTTTGGCGGGAAATCAATGGGAAATGAAAGGGATAAACATAATGTATAATCTATTCAATTTTGACGCAGTAGAAAACGATTACCAATATCTAATATCAACCATGGGGCAAGATATACTAATCAACGAGCAACCTACACGTGCATTGATTACCAATACTAACTTATCCAAAAGTTATAATGATAAGAAAATATCATCATTATCTCCGATAGAAAGTGGTGACATCATCTATTACAATGGTAAGTACTTTATGATAGTCAGCGAACAGACAGGCGAACGATATAATAAAAACAAAGGGATCATGCGTCATTTGCCATTTGTACTGAAGGTAAATCGTGATTGTAATTATATTGATGTGCCTTGCTACATTGATTCAGCTACTTTTGGTGTGGCAGAAGGTAGAATAATGACAATGGCTGAGGGTAATATATATGTACATACGCAAGATAATGAGCAGACTAGGCAGATTAAGCTTAATGATAGATTCATAAAGTATCAGCAGGCGTTTAAAGTGACAGGCGTTGACCGTCTGAGTGAACCAGGCAAGCTTATTTTGTCCTGTGCCAAGGATACAATTAGCTCTAGCGATGACCTCACAAATGATTTAGCGGGAGGATTAGCTTGCGTAAAGGAGCCAGAGCAGCCTACACCGCAAATACATATAGTTATAACTGGCACGGATGACAGTCCAGACGAGATCATTCAAGATCGCCAGAAGATGTATATTGCGCAAGCATATGATGGTGATACCTTGCTTACAGGCGAAGCGGTGACTTGGGGGCTTTATGACGATGATCAAGTTAACAGCACAACTTTTGCGAGTATTGTTTTACAAAGTGACAGTGAGTGTACAGTAAAAAACAATAATGCAATCAATAAATATGTATGGCTCAAGGCAACTTTACAAAGTGATTCGTCCGTTGAGGGGTGGATAAGGATAAGGTTGAGGAGTTTGATTTAAATATAGCTTGCTACCTTAATTATCCTGTGGTAATATCTATATCAAGTTAAGCAACTAATTCGCTTGACTCAAGCCAATAAATGCTTGAATTTTATCTTGTATGTAAGATATTACCACAACCTTAAAACACTTGATATATAAGGCTTTACCAGCTCACTACACGATCAATATTAGTAAATCAAAGCCAACGAATAGCGAATTTATTGCCATGGTGGCCGACAAGCTGAGAATTGAGCACAAGGTAAGCTGAAAGCCTGAAGATCAGCGGAATCAAGATGATTAATCTTTCCGATGTTTTATCGGAAATTGCTCGGAGGCTCCGATAAAATATTGGCGCTAATCGTTTTGATCTTCCTATTTCACTTCTTCCTTCTAAGTAAAAAGCATAAGGCAATTGTCACTCTAAATCGCTCATCTTTTCCGCCATGCGGAGAAGGTGAGCGATATTTTTATGCAACTATCTGTAATTCTTAATATAAAGCCAAAAAACTCCAGATACTGAAGGTACCTGGAGAAGAGAAGTAAAAAAGGTTATGAAGAACAGTGTCTTCGTTCTAATTGTATAATTTGAATAATGAAAATTCAAGCAGAATTAGCTGGAAATTTACAGAGCGTGAGGACACCGGAATCTGTTGACAAAACCTATGCACTAGCTATAATTAACATATGAGTATATGTTCATATATCAATGGAGGTTGATGTTCAATGGATAAAAATCAACATGCTAAATTGAGAGCTGACATTATTGACAATGTATCGACCACATTTAAAGCGTTGGCTGATCCGACACGGATTCGCATTCTTTATTTGTTGTCCGAGGAGGAATGCGCAGTGTCGCATATCGCGGAAATACTGGAATTATCCCAGTCGGCTGTCTCACATCAGCTCAGTTTGTTAAGAAATTTGCGGCTTGTGAAATACAGGAGAGAGGCTAATACGTTGTACTACTCTTGCGATGACGATCATGTCATTTCACTGCTGAAGCAAGCGATAAATCATATTGATTGTGATTAA